ACAGTAAGATTGTATTTGAAAAATATATTCTTCCTATGTTAGCCATGAATGAGAAATTTATATTAACGGGTAGTTTATCTCTTAAATTATTAGGTTTTGAACCTATGGATAAAGTAGGTGATTTTGACTTTGGTTTATTAGATGCATTCACTGAAGAAGATTATAATGCTTTAAAGAATTTCTTTAACTTACATGACACAGCTCATGGATATGGTCGTGAAGCGTTTCCTCAAGAAATTACTCCTAAACCACAATTTTATCCTAAAGCCCATATGTGGCAATTCTCTAAAACATTTGGTGAGGGTGTAGAAGACAATCCTGAGTTAGCAAGAGAAATTTATTTTAAAATGGATATCTTTAATGATGAAATAATTCGTAAAAAAGATATTATTACAATTTACTATGATGAATTTCCAGTTAGATTAGTTCATCCAAGTATTACTTTAAGTTATAGAATGAGATATGCTTTAGATATTAGATCATCCGCTACATTTAAGTATTGGGAGAAAATGAAAGCATTTATGGATAATGCTAAGTCATATTATAATCAAATTAGAGCAATAGCTAAAATGCAAGCTCGTATTCATGAACATAATGCTAATATTGAAGGTGATAAAGGCAAAATAGCATATCCTAAAAATTTAATTAATACAAGAGAAGTAAATGCTGAAAATTTCTTTGAAAAAGTATTTAATGAAACACTTGATCCATTTACTTTAATAATAGAAAAAGAACAAGAAGAATTTACTAAACAACGAAACGCAAATGGCAAATAACATAGATAAACAATACCAGGATTTACTAAGAGATATCTTATATCATAACAATCCTAAAGTAGAGCACCATTATCAAACTAGGTTATGAAACAAATACTACTAGTATTAGCAACATGTTTATTAACATCATGTTGGACAGCCCACCCATTAAGATGTCATAAAACAACTTCACTTAAAGTTGAGGTGATATGTGTATCACCAGGTGAAAATGACATGTGTATCTATTCACTTAAAGGAATTAAGGGTAGTGGATTAAAAGGACGTTTCTACATAATAGACAGTAATAACAAGTATGTATTGGGAACACGATTTAAATTATTATTATTAAAAACAGAACAACTATGAAAAAGTTATTATTTGCTTTATTGCTAACACCAGTTTTAGCAACAGCACAATTAAGAGATTCAGTACGAATCAAAACAGACATTTACGAAGTAATTTACAGTGAAAAATTAGAAAGTCCAAGATGGGTTAAATATATTGTATTGTGTCCTAACGGAACCGCATCTAGAGCAGGTATGGACTTCTATACTAACGACTCAGTTAAAACATCAAGCAACGAAGATTATGTTAAAAACGAGTGGGACAAAGGACATATGGCTCCGGCAGCAGATTTCAATTGCGATAAGGAAATGTTACGTAAAACATTTAGTTATTTAAATTGTGCTTTACAAAACCAATACCTAAATAGAGGTGTGTGGCGAATGTTGGAAGAACAAGAACGTGAATGGGCTAAAAAAGAAACAACAACTGTTACAATAAATTTGGTTTTTGACAAAACAAGTTATACATTACCAACAGGTGCTACTGTACCAAATGGTTTTTTAAAAACTATATGTTTAGAAAAATCGGGTAAGAAAATTAAGTTTTATTTTCCAAACATGACCCCAACAAAAGAAAAATATACCGAATACGAAATAAAATAATGAGACATTTACTTACAATAGTGATACCATGTAAAAACGAAGCATTAGGTATAATTAAAACTATAGATTTAATAAAACATCTTGATTGTAAAATTATAGTAGCAGATTCATCTGACGATAATATTACTCGTGCTCATTTATCACGCTATATTAAAAAGAACAAAATTAATGTTATAATTATTGAAGGAGGATTACCAGCAATAGCTAGAAACAAAGGAGCTGAATTGGTAGAAACACCTTTTATATTATTTTTAGATGCTGATATTAATATACTTGATAGTAAGGTTATTGAAGAGGCATTAAGTAAAATATGTACATTACATTTAGATTTAGTTACTTGTAAATTTAGATCAATAGATGGAAGATATAATTGGGTTTGGTGGGTATTTGATATTATTCAATGGTTTTGTTCTAAAACAACTCCATTTGCAGTTGGTGGTTTTATGTTATTTAAAACTAAAACATTTAACGAATTAGGTAAATTCAATGAAAACGATAAAATTGCCGAAGACTACCATCTCAGCTCAAAAATTAAACCTAACAAATTTAGAATCATTAATAATTTTGCATATACATCGAGTAGGAGATTTGATAAGAGTGGTGTATGGACTATGATAAAAATAGCTATCGGTGCTTGGTTTAATAGAAAAAATGATAAATGGTTTGAAAATGATTTCAATTATTGGAAATGAAAAAATATAAAGCAATCATAGTATCTGATTTACATCTAGGAATTAAAGATAGTAGAGCAAAAGATTTTATTGATTTTTTAGATGCACACCCAACAGATCTTCTAATATTAAATGGTGATATAGTTGATGGATGGGCTTTAAATAGAGGTTCTAAATGGAAAAATCAACATACTAAAGTTATATCTAAATTACTTAAAATATCTAATAAAACAAAAATTATTTGGATTAGAGGTAATCATGATGAATTTTTAACTGAGTTTATTGGTTCACATTTTGGTAATATTGAAATAAGAGAAAATTATAAATTAGAAACATACAATAGAATAAATGGAGATGGTTGGGTTCCAAAACATTATTTTATATTCCATGGTGATGTTATTGATGTATTCATTACTAAATACAAATGGTTAGCTAAAATAGGTTCAATTGGTTATGATTTTGCTTTATGGTTGAATAGATGGTATAATAGATATAGAGCATGGCGTGGATTACCTTATCAATCAATATCTCAAGATATTAAAGCAGGTGTAAAAGCAGCTACTAACTATATAAATGATTTTGAAACAGCAGCAATTAAAATGGCTGAGCAAAATGGATGTGATGGTGTTATTTGTGGTCATATTCATCAACCAGCTGATCTAATTATTAATAATAAACATTATTTAAATTCAGGTGACTGGATTGAAAATCGAACAGCTATTTTATTGGATAGTCAGAATAAGTTTCGTATATTCAGGTTATGAAAACAATATTAATAGGTGATATTCACGGTAGAGATGTATGGAAGAAAATAGTTGAACATGAAAATGCTGATAAAGTAATTTTCATAGGTGATTATTTTGATTCGTTTAACATCTCACATCCAGATCAAATGATTAACTTTTTAGATATCATTGAATATAAAAAATCAAGTGGTAAAGAAGTTATTATGTTAATTGGTAATCATGATTATCATTACATGAAAGATATTAATGAAACTTATTCAGGATTTAATGCAGGAATTAAACCAGCAATTTCAATTTTATTAGAAGATAATAAAAAACATTTACAAATGGCTTATCAGATGGATGATTTCTTATTTACACATGCTGGTGTAAGTAGTAAATTTATGGATTCTGTATTTGGAAAGGATGGATGGAAAGTAGAAAATATAGTTGATTTATTAAATGAACAATTTAAATATAAACCATTAACATTTGGTTTTGGATTAGCCGTTGATATAAATAAAGCATTTTATTTAGATCCATATGGTGATAATGAAGAACAGTCTCCAATTTGGATTAGACCTCGTTCATTAATGGCTGCTAATAGAAATACATTACGTGAAAAAGTAATTCAAGTAGTAGGACATACTGAAGTAAAAAAACTTGATTTAGTAGGTGCTGAAAAAGCAGCTGGTGGAAGATACTATTTAATTGATTGTTTAGGAACAAGTGGTGAATATATGATTATTGAAAATGGTTTTATAAATAAAGGTTCTATTAGATAATGGCTAAGAAAAAGAAAAAAGAAGAAAAACGAGATTGGTTCATTGTTATGAACTCACAATTAGAATATTTTTGTGGGATGGCTTATGGTGGTCAATTAGTATGGTGTAGTGATTATAATGAAGCAAAACCTTTGGACCACCCAAATAAATTTAATACCTTAAAATATCTCTGTTATAACGAGGAATTAATAATGGATTATATAAAATAAATTATGAGCAAACAACATACATTATGGGTTGAAAAATTTAGACCCGATACATTGGAAGGTTATTTAGGTAATGAAGAGTTTATTAATGGTCTACAAGAGTGGATTAATAAAAATGATTTTCCTAATTTATTACTTCATGGTCCTGCTGGTACTGGTAAGACAACAGCTGCTAAATTAGTAGTTAAAAATATCAATTGTGATTTTATATACCTAAATTGTTCTGATGAGAATGGTATTGACACAATCAGAGACAAAGTAAAACAATTTGCTTCAGGCGCTACATTTAAACCACTTAAAGTTGTTATATTAGATGAAGCTGATTTCTTAACTATAAACGCTCAAGCAGCACTTAGGAATGTTATTGAGTCATTTAGTTTAACTACTAGGTTTATTTTCACTTGTAATTTTGTAGAACGTATTATTGATCCACTACAATCAAGATTAACATCATTCCATTTAGTTACTCCTGAACCAAAACAAATAGCTAAACATTTAAAAGGCATATTAGAACAGGAACAAGTAGAGTTTGATGTTAATGATTTAGTTAATGTTGTTAAAAAAACATATCCTGATATTAGACGAGCATTAAATGTACTTCAAAGCAGTATTGTTAAAGATAAGTTAGTTCTTAAAAACGTTTCTGATAGTAATTATATTGAACAAATTATTACTGAAGTTAAATCTAAAAAGAAAACAGCATTTAATAATATTAGACAAATTATAGCTGATAATAATATAAATGACTTCACTGGTGTATATAAAGAATTACATAATGCTTATTCAACACCTGAAGCAACTATAGTGATAGAAGAATATTTATTTCATTCAACTACTATTCCAGACAAAGAAATTTGTTTTTGCGGATGTGTAGCTAAACTTTTAAACATATAATATGAACCAAGAACAACCGAGACTAAACATCTCATTAGACAAAACAGCAGAAATTACATGTGATGAATGTGGTCATAATGTATTCCAAGAAGGATTAATGCTTAGAAAAGCAAGTAAATTTTTAACAGGTACTCCACAAGATGCTCTTATTCCATTACCAGTATTTAGTTGTTCTAAATGTGGTCATGTTAATACAGAGTTTTTACCTGAACCACTTAAACCAACTGAATAGTGACATTATTTGATTGGTTAAATGAAATAACATATAGTAAGCGTCCATGGGATAGCTTTACTGATGAAGATAAAAATGAGTTTAATCTATATATGATTAATCGTTTCATCAGTATGGAACCTGCTTATATTGATGTTGTTAATTTAATTCAACGATATCCTAACTGTTCAAACAGGTGGGTTTATAAATTCTACTGTGATATGTTACCTAAAAAGAAATCATTCTTTAGGTATATTAAATCTAAAATTAAATGGGAGAAAGAAACAGTAGATAAAATAGCTGATTATTATAAATGTAGTACTAGAGAAGCTAAGGAATATATTAGTGTACTTAGAGATGATCAATTAGAAGATATACTTAACGTGGGGACGTCAAGTACAAATAAAAAAAGGAGAAACAAAAAATGAGTACATTTATCTTAGGCGTTTCAGCTGCTATAGTGGTTGGGATGTTTGTTTGGTTCACAATTGATACTATTAAACAGTTAAAAAGGATCAAGCAATTAGAAACACAAAAAAGTCAGTTATGGAGTGAAATTGAAAACCGTTGCAATTCAATTGAACGTATGTTAGACCAAATGATTCGAGATGTAAACAGTCGAGTAGATGAAAATTACAGCTACACTGATTCACGACTTGATAAAATGGTCAACATGATTGAACGTGACTATGTTACGAAAAAAAATAAATTAGACAATTCAATAGATTATAATAATTAATAATTAACTTGGCGTCCCCTATTAAGTTACTTATATTTAAATTATAAAAAATTACTCATATGGGATCATTAACATCAATGTGTCGCGATTTAGAAGACGATAAAAAAGGTTTATCACGATGTGCTGAAGAAGTACCTAAACATAGTTACACAGCAGAAGATAAAACAGATGATAAAATAACTGAAGCAGTTATATCTGATTTACGTTCACGTAGTAAAGTAGGTATTAAAAAATATAATACAACTTTAGATAAGAACAATAAAGATGATTATATGAATCATTTGTATCAAGAATTACTTGATGCTGCTCAATACACTAAAAAGGAGATGTCATTTATTCCTATGATAAAACAAATGATTAAAGATTATCCTAATGACATGGAATTAGGTAAAAAAATAAGAGAAACATTTAATGGCTAAGCTAAAACTAACTGAGATAGAGTTAAAAATAAAAACACATCAACTAAAAGAAGTTGATTACAGATACCAAGGTACAGTATCTTACTCTCAGTACTCAATATGG